TGGAAGCCGAGAAAGACGGTAGCCAGGGCACCGGCGGCCACGGATGCCGCCGCCGGGATCGAGCCCGCCAACGCGCCCGCCACGGCGGCGAGGGCTGGCAGCGTCTGGGCCGCGGCGGCGATGAGCGCTGGGAACGCCACCGACGACAGGACGGATAGGCCCATCCCGGCCGCCCGGCCAGCGCCACCGAGTACCGTCCCGATCTGCGAGCCCGCCTGGCCGAGGAACGAGAACACGGCGCCGAAGGCGTTGCGGATGCCGCCCAGAAACCCTTCGCCGTGGGCTCGGCCGTGCTCCTCGCCCTGCTTGCTGAACCGGCCGCGGGCATCACGGAGACGCCCCTCAACGTTGCCGACGGCCCGCTCCGCACCCTCCGAGACGTGCGCGGGCAGGCCGGAAGAGTACCGGCGGCCCGCCTCCTCCCCCTCCGCACCGATGGTGCGAGTGGCTGCCTCGACCTTCTCGCCCGCACCCTGGGTGAACGCCTCCAGTTGGGCCGAGGCCAGCGCCAGCTTCTCGGTGTATTCGCTGATGTCCGCGGCAAGCCGCAGAACTACGGGTGGGAGGAAGTCGGACATACGCTCCCGTCTAGCCCCAGGCGGCTCGGAACTGTTGTGACACGGTGGGCCGGACGAGGTCCCAGGCGGGCCGGAGGCTGGGCCGGGCGGGCAGGTTCCACGGCCCGCCGCCCAGCTCCTGCACGCGCCCATACACGGCGGTGGGCCCCACTTGCCCCTCCCACCGGCCCAGGCCGGTCAGCCGGGCGCGGCGGACCGTGACGCTGTCCGTGAGGTGGCCACTGATCCGCCACGGCGGCGAGCCTGGCACCGACCCGGTCCGGGTCCCGGGCGGGTGCGAGCCGAGGTTCAGCAGAGTGCGTTGCTGTGTGGCGACCTTGAGCAGGATTCCGTTGATGGTGCCCGGCGTCTCGGCCTCGGCCTTGGCCGCCATCGCCCGGAGGGCGGCCATGGCCTCGTGCTGGCCGGTGAAGTACGTGCGTCCCACCGGCTACTCCTTCGGGCGCTTGTCCTTGGCGATCTGGTCGCGCGTCGTGGCGACGGCCATCAGCCGGTCCTGCATGAGCCACGGCAGGTTGTCGACCTGCTCCGGGGTCCAGTGGTGCCGCTCGGCGAACCAGGTGTAGTACATGGCCGCGTCGTAGAGCTGCTCCTCCAGTCCGGCAGCGGGCCGGACGTCGTGGAATCCCGCCAGTTGGGCCCTCAGGCGCTGGCGGGCGGCGTAGGGGAACCCGGAACCCCCGCGTCGTCGATCGTCTCCTCGCGCGGGAACAGCACCTTGAGGGCGGGGTCGATGGCCTGCTCCAGCGCCATCTGGTCGGCGATGGTCAGCTCACCGAGGATCCTGGGATCCACGCGCGGCAGCGGGGCGTTCGGCGCGTAGGGCAGGGACCACGACTCGACCAGCATGCAGATCGTTCCGTCGGTGACGTCGAGCGCCGAGGCGATCTTGCGGTCCGGGTCCATGATGGCCCGCTGCACCTCGCGGCGGTCCTTGCCGCGCAGCTCCAGCGGGTCACGCAGCACCACCCAGCCCCCGGAGGGCAGCTCCAGGTTCCGGACGAAGGTGCCGACGAGGGCGGGCGCGTTGGTCGAGTCGTGGTCCACTGCTACTCCTTGGGCTAGAACGGCGCCGGGGACGGCGTGACGCTGTTGCTGGTCGTGATGACGATCGGGCCGTATCCGGCACTGGCGCCGGTGTTGGTGGTGTTGGCGATGGCGTCCCAGGTCACGTCGTACCCGACGGCCGCCTTGCCGCGGTTGATCTTGCTGGTGTTGTAGGCGGCGTTCAGTACGTCGACCTGCATCGACAGCAGGGAGGCGCCAGCCAGACCGTTGGTGACGATGATCTGCGTCTGCGGCTGGGTGTTGCTGTTGAGGTAGGTCAGGCTCGTCTCATCGGCTGCCACGATCGTGTACTTGCCGGACGCGGTGATCTTGCCTCGCTGGATGAAGTACGGGTTGGACGTGTTCGCCGCGGTGTAGATCGGCTCCACCACGCGCTTGATGGCGATCTCGAACTCGCTGACGGTCTTCACCTGGTTGCCGCCCACGGTGCCGTTGAGGCCGATCTGGCCCTGCCAGGCGGCCTGCGGCAGCGCGTTGGTGAGGATCGGCGTCGGCGCGGCACCGGCGGCCACCGACGGCCAGCCCATGCCCTTGGCGTCGATCATCAGCGTGGACGACTCAGCGCTGCCCTTGATGGTCAGCTCGGACAGGCAGCACCCCGGGTAGACCCGGGCCGCCGTGGTGGCCGTCGGGCCCTGCCAGTCGGTGATCGACAGGCTGGACGGCTGCGCCGTGCCGCTGTTGAGCACCGCGAAGGCGTCGGTGTACGGCGCCTGAATGGGCTTGACCACCACAGCGCTGGCGTGCCCGTAGGTCAGCGGGGCGTTCAGCGTCAGCGTGTACGGACCGGCGCCGGTGACGCTGTTGACGACGCGCACCTCGGACAGGGTGCCGACGTCGACCTGGATCTTGGTGGTCGCGGCGATCGACGCCACGGTGGAGATGGTGGTCGCGCCCGCGGTCGACAGCGAGGACAGCGTGGTGGTGCCGGTGCCGGTGTAGGTGCCGGAGTAGACCACGTCGCCGAAGATGTTGGACAGCAGGTAGGGCAGCGTGTCGAAGTACGCCGGGCCGGAGAACGAGAACTCGGAGTGGCCCGGGCCCTGGACTCTGTTGTACGGCTCGGTCATCGAGCCGCGCAGCGCCTTGTCGTCGAGCCAGACCCACTTGTCCTCGGGGTCGAACTTGTCGACCGGCATCGACTGCACCGGGACGGCCACGGTGCCCTGTGTGGCCTCGACGCCGAAGCCGATGAACTGCCTCGGGGACGCGTACGTTACGGGGTTCGGCACCGGTCAGCCCTCCTGGTGGTTGTCGCGGTGCCGGGTGACCTCGGCGTCGGTGGACTCCCACCGGCCGTCGCCAGCGGGCAGCTCGTAGTGGGTGATGACGTCGCCGGTGGAGACGGTGACCGGCACGGCGGGGTAGGTGAGCTGGTGCTCGCCGATGTACCGCCAGTTGCTCCACGCGTTGGTGGTGGTGCCGGTGGTGGTGGCGGCGTCGATCGGTGGTTCGTCGGGGGATGCGGCCACGGCCGCTCTACGCGTGGTGGTCATACGCTCCTAAGCGGCTAAGCCTGGATGATCTCTTCGATTTCGATGGTGAGGCGGGCGTCGTAGCGCAGGAACCGCTGATCGGCGACCGCGCGGACGGGGGCGTACTCCCAGCTCATGCGCTCGCCGATGTTGAGCAACTGGGACAGTTGGCCGGTCACCGGGTCCGGGCAGTACTGCGTGCCGTCGAGGATCGGCGTGTTGCGCAGCACGGCCATGATCGTGTCGACGACCGCCGGGAAGAGCACGTCCTGGAGCGGATGGACGGCCGGGCCGAGCCAGATGATCCAGGCGTCCACGCTGTGCGTGAGGCCCTTCTCGCCGCCGGTGGACAGGTCGCCCGGCTTGGCCCGGGGGACGGTCATCCGCTGCTCGTCGCCGCGGGAGCCCCAGATGTAGACCCCTGCCGCGTTGTCCAGGTTGGGGTTCGGCGGCTGGATGAACGCTTCGAGCGTGCCGAGGTCCAGCGGCAGCGCCACGTTGTCCAGCACGCCCTTGAGGTAGTGCTGGACCGTGTTCAGTGGCATCTCAGACCACCCGGATGAACGAGTGCATGAGGTCGTCACCGAGCTTGAGCAGGCCCTCGATGGACTGCGGGCCGCCACCGGCCACGCCGCCGCCCAGCGACTGCACGGCGGTCGCCGTGGCGCCGCGGGTCAGCGCCTGGGCCGTGGCGTAGTAGATGCACGCCTGCATGGCGCTGGCGGGCAGGCAGGTGACCAGCGTGCCCGCCTGGTGCGGGAACGTCAGCGCGGCCGACAGGGTCAGCACGCCCGGGCCGGAGATGGCGCCCGGCACGTCCGGCGTGACGGTGGTGCAGGTGACGAACTCCTGCTGCGCGCCGTCGTAGACGGTGCCCGCCGCGCCGGTCCAGCCGGTGATGTCGTCCACGTGCAGCGCGGACGTTCCCGCCGTGGCGCCTGCCACGAGTGAGCCGTGCGGCCAGCCGTTGACGTAGGTGACCTCGATCCGGCTGCCCTGCCGCCCGTAGCTCCAGCCGACCCAGCCGGGCGCCAGCAGGATGGCCTGTCCGCCACTGCCCGCCCCCGATGGCGCGCTGGTGCTGTAGATGCCCAGCAGCGGCTTCTCCGGCTCGAACTGGTTGACCGGGATGGTCCGCCAGGCCCGCGGGAACGCGGTCGCCGATGAGACCCTGCCTCCCACCACCGACAGCACCGGCGAGCGCGAGGTCAGGATGCGGGTCACGCCGCCGGGCATGTTCTGCACCCGGAAGTCGCCCGGCCCCACGAAGGTCTCGACGTCCACAGTGGCCCGCAGCGGCTGGTTGATCGCCTTGTCGGCCATGCTGGACGCGCGCACACAGATGTTGAGCTGCTCGG